GCGCTCAGCTTGCATCTTTTCATTACTCAATTCCTGTGGAGCCTCTACCCCTACAACATCTTTCCATTTGAGAGGAAGACTATTTTTGTAGACTTCTAACTTGAGAGGACGAGGTACGAGGAGATTCTCTGGGTCGCATACATTCTCCATTTCATGCCGTGAGAAGAAGTTTCGCCAGCCCGGTGCGTTACGATATGCCTTCTTTGCTTGAGCAGGAACGATGAGTTTCACACGGCTAAGATCTATACCATCAAAAGCATTGTCAGCACAAGCAGGAGGAACAACAGCCGAGAGACGAACTTCACGAAGTCCACGACAATTAGCAAAAGCGAAAGCACCTATACGTGTAGAGCCTTCGAAAGACAATTCTGTCAACTGACGACAACCATTAAAAGCTGATGCATCTACCACACGTGTAGTTGCTGGGAAATATAGTTTTCCACTGATTCCGTCACAAGCAAAGAACGCTTGCGTACCGATAGAATCAAGTTTTGGGGGAAGTGTAAGCGACGTAAGTCGATGACAAGAGTGCATCGCATTGCGAGGAATCACTTTACAGTCAGACTGTGAAAGATCGAGTACGGTCTCATTCACTTTTACATCTCGCAACGTTCTGAAGTTCTGCGCATTGGCTGACTGACCTAATAGAAAACAAGCAAAGAGCATGAACACGTCCCTACCTAAACATCTTCTCCAAGAAGAGATACTATTAAGTCCATTTTTTTTATGAATAAACAGCAGAGAATCCTGCAACAGATTTGCCCAAGAGGTTACGCTCATTGTAGCCATTTTCTTGTTTGTTTTAATTACGTAATACAATAGATTTTGGTTTTATTATCTTAACAGATGGGACAAAGATACAAATAAGATTTGAGATACAAACATTTTCTATCCGCTTACTTCTTCAACACAAAGGCTATTATTCGTTTTAGTCGATAATACATAAGGAGATTGTTAAACCCACGTCATCACCCGTGACACGCTTTCTTTCCACCATAGTATAAGAAACAGATAGCCCTTTTTGCGCTACCTATAATAGGCATTTTGCAAGGCTATAAACCGTCCGCACGATTGGTGCGCACCATGCGCACCATTGGTGCTGAGGCTCCGCACAACATGTGCTAAGCATCCGCACGTTTACAAGAAAGGGAAGAAAGGATTTATTATTGCCCACTCTCAACATGGGATAAAGGGACATATGACATAAAGTAGGTCATCTGTATGATTTTTATCAACAAAAAAAGAGGCTATAATAGCCTCTTTTGTTATCATATTTCACAGTCGGGATGACCAGATTTCAGATTTATTTTTTACATTTCTAACTTGCTGATATTCAATAGGACAATTTTTAGTTTTTAGTTAATTTTCACCGAGTTTTCACCGACAATATAAATCTTACATTGTCTTCGCTATCAAACATTTGAGTGATTTTTTAATTAAAATGTTTGAATAAAAACACCGTAAAAACACTCTTAAACACCTCTAAGGCGCATCTTAATTATACGGCATTTGCCACTTTTTTAACAGAATCTTCAGATACATTTTCAACGAGCTTCGCTGTTAATCGGTCTATTGTTCTCTGTTGATTTTCTATGGTTTTCTGTTGCATCGAAATAACAGAATAAAGTTTATCCTCATTAGTTTCTTCTCGTCTTTCCTGCCCCATTATCAACCAGTTAGCATCAATGTTTTCAAAACTCGCTAAAATCTTAACTATGGTTTCATAATTAGGTGCGTTGCGACCAGTGATGATATTATTAGCCGAAGTCCAAGATATATTCAATTTTCGAGCGAACGTATTTATCGTATGCCCTTCTTTGTTCATCAATTGAACAATGCGATTAGTAATAGTTTCTTCTTCCATTTTCATTATTTTTTAATAAATGAGTGAAATAACCTCTCATTTATTTTGTTATTTCAAATAAATGTTAGACCTTTGCGCTACGCAAGTATTACTTGCGCCACGAAAATAATAAAAATATATCGAGGGCGCAATAAAAAGAATATAAAAAAATAAAAATGAGATTCAAAGAGTACATATATTCTCTTCCTAATCAGCGCAAAGAAGAGATATCAAAGATAATGGAGTTATGCCGTGTTAATGAAAGTACTGTCTATAGATGGTTAAGGGGCGACTTTACTCCAGCCCCACAGAAGAGAAAGGTAATCTCAGACTATCTTAACATACCCGAACACGAGCTCTTCCCAGATGCATAGAGAATGTCTACAATGCGATTCTCATCGCATGTGCATAAATGGTATTTACTGTAACTTACTTGAAAAGTATGTTCAGTATTCTACGGAAAAAGAATGTAAAACAAATAAAACAATCTTATGAAAACAAAGGAATTTGAAAAAGCAATTGACGCATTAAACTTAGGTATCGTAATCGACGAGATGAAGCTAAACCATTCGAATGTTCGTCAAGTAACTGGTCACCTTGAGAATGAAGGTGTCATTTGGAATGAGAAAGGAGAGGCTTTCTCCACTGATTTTGAATGGAGAGAAAATAAAGAAGATGGTGACCTCGTTGGAGTCTTTGGTAGCTCGCTGGAAAGAAATAAATTGTATGACCTTAAATTTGAATAACTATGCCCAGCATTAGAAAAGTTAGAAAAAAGGCTATCCGTAAAATGGGATTTAGAATGTCTTTTCTGTTTTCTCACAAGGACCCTAATCAAAAGTTAACATTAAGCCCATCAGTACGAAAGAAAATCAGGCAAGGGCTGACAGAATATCTAAGAAAGAAATGTTTATAGATAAAGATAAGTGGGGAAAATTCTCCATACAAGACCTTTCAGAGCGAGAACTTCGATTATTACACGAAGCACTTCGAGTATATGTTCAGAGTCAACTTGGGCGTCTTCATCCAACTGACAACATAATGATTATGCGGTTTGATAGTGAGTATATAGCTATATGTTTGCAAGGAAAAAACTTTCCAAAAATGGTTTGATTTAAGATATATAAATATGATATACGGATATTTAAGAGTGTCTTCTGATGAACAAGATGTAAATTCCCAGAAACAAGGGGTTGAGTCATTTTGTATGAAAAACGGATGGGTTATAGATAAATTTATTACTGATGAGGGTGTTAGTGGTGGCAAAGACCCTGATAAGAGAAATTTAGGACCACTTCTTAAGCTGGTCCAAAAAGGCGATAAAATTGTTTGTTCTGAGATTTCTCGACTTGGACGTGATTTATATATGGTAATGGATATTCTTCATTTTTGTATGGAGAAAGAATGTGTTATATATACAGTAAAAGATAAGTTTGTTCTTGGCGATGATATAAGTAGTAAGGTCCTCGCCTTTGCTTTTGGTTTGTCTGCTGAGATAGAAAGACAGATGATTAGACAGAGGACTAAGGAGGGCTTGCGTCTTAGAATGAAGATGGGCGTATTGCTTGGTCGTCCTATCGGGCGATGTAATTCTGAGGAAGCGCAGAAGTTTGGAGCGTGGAAAGACAAGCTAAAGCAGATGGTTGAATGGCAGATGAGTCCACGTCAGATAGCTGCTGTTATTGGATGTGATAGGAATACCGTCTCACGGCTTATCCAACGGTGGGGATATTCTAAGGTGTGGAAATATAAGTCAGATTGGGCAAAATCTGAAAATAAAGAACGAGGACATAAAAGAGTTCCTACTTATAAGGATGGAGATTATGCTATTGTCGAATTAGATAGAGATAAGGTTGTTTCGCTTATTAAGGCGGATTTAACGATTCCGCAAATAACGAATGCGATGCCTAACTTTACGTACGAGCAAATTTATGATACTATTTTGTGTGATAGCGAGTACAACGCATTGTATAGAAAACACGGACAATTAAAGGTAAAAAAATGGAAACGTTAAGAGACTTATGGAATAAAACGTGCATGTCGGCTAATATCCCAGCAATAAGTATGGATACATGTGCGAGAATTCTTGCAGTTGTATACGTACATGGTAATAACGAATCTTTTGTTTATAACAAGTCTTTCCTTTCGGATTTACAATATGTAAAAGAAAGATTTAGACTGCAAGGGGGAGAAATTCCCGATGCTGATTTTTGCGAGTTAGTAAAAAAATATGTGGCTAAACTTGAGAGTTACATAGAAGATCATAAAAGTGATAATTGTGATAATTCTGCGATATTCAAATCACACATACCCAATTGGGCTGTAGAGCTTTTTTATGATAGGTATAAGATTAAATTAATAAATTAATCTTTCGAAGAAATATTCTAACTAAAAGTCGTAAAATTATGAAAGCTGATAATAAACGGTGGACAGAAGGTGATGCTACCTTTGTTAAGAACAATCTTGGTAAACTGTCATTTGAACAGATGGGAAGAGCATTGAACAGAAGTGCTATGTCTGTTCGCCTCTTTGCTTTACGCAATCGCCTTACAGTCGGATTGCAAGTCAAGCGCAATATCCTTATGGAGATGTTGAAGATAAAGTTTCGCCACCCAGAAGACTTCACGCCAACAAGAGCCTTTTACACGGAAACAGGAATAAATCAACGTCGATTTTGGGACTTGTACTATGGAAGAAAAAATATAAGCAGCAAAGAGTATGCTGCGGTAGCTGAATACTTAGGCGTAACCTTACAAGAGGCACTTGAATCACGCCAGTTGGATTTGTTCGAGGAAAATGAAGAATAAGGAATATGATAGATAAGAATTTCATTGAAAAAGTAAAGTCAGCTCTAAACATTGTAAATGTAATAGAAACCTTTACTCGCCTACACAAGACAGGTGCGAACTATAAGGTTGTCTGCCCTTTTCATGATGACCACTCACCATCTATGGTCGTCAGTCCATCAAGACAGACTTATCACTGCTTCGTGTGCGGAGCAAGTGGAGATGTTATATCCTTTGTACAGCATCACCTAAACCTAAGCTTCATAGAGGCTCTGCGCTGGTGTGCTAATCAAGCAGGCATTGAGTTTCCTACCAAGGAACTCACACCTGAGGAAGAAGCTGCCTACAAGAGAAAGGAAGCGCAACGTATCGCAATAGATGCTGCTGCAAAGTTCTTTCAGAAGAACCTTGGACAAGCAGAGAGTTTCCTTGCATCACGTGGATATAGTCTTTCTGACAAAGCATTGACCGACTTTGGTGTCGGTTATGCTCCAATGGGTAACCTTGCTCTTGCAGAACTTTCAAGAGCCGGCTATTCGCAAGAATTACTGCAAGAAGTAGATGTACTTGGAAATAGTGAAGGTCGCTTATACGACAGATTCCGTGACCGCTTAATGTTTCCTTTCTACGACATGCAAGGTCATATCATAGGATTCTCTGGTCGAATCGTGACTCCAAACGATAAGACTGGTAAATATGTAAACACAGGCGAAACACCTCTATTTACGAAAGGTAAGCACATCTTCGGATTATACCAGGCTCGCAAGAGTATTGGTAAGACAGGCTTCGCTTATCTTGTCGAAGGTCAGTTTGACGTAATGTCTCTGCATAAGGTAGGTGTCGAGAATGTTATAGGTGGAAGTGGTACCGCATTCACTGAAGATCAAGTGAAATTACTACTTCGCTTCACAGATGATATCATAATGATTTACGATGCAGACCCTGCTGGTGTCAAGGCTTCGTTAAAGAACTGTGAACTGCTCTTGAAAGCTGGGGCAAAGGTACGCTGCATCCGTCTTGAAAAAGGTATGGACCCAGACGAATTCGCTAAAGCACACGGCAGCCTTACAAGCAAGAAGTTAAAGGAACTCACAGAACCTTTCCCAAAAGCGTTCAAGCGTATGATTCTTCCACGAGGCTGCAAGGATGAGACAGTTATCACAGATTGCTTAAATTCCATCTGTTCTCTCGTAGCGTGTGTACAAGACTCTGTTCTGCGTTTGGAGTACATCAAATCAATTGCAGAAGATTTCCGAAGTAAAATCGGACTCATCGATAATAAGGTGCGAAGCATTCGTACTCAACTAAAAGAATCTGTCGCTAATACAAATACACAGGCTGGTATCTTCGGTATCGATGCGCTAAAGGAGAATATTGAAAGCGACCGTCCTGCGATTATTACCTCTGTTATGCAGGATTTTCTCGATGGATATGGAGAAGAACCTATCGTGTATGTGTCTGGTCGCCCGTCAACGAATGATATTCAAGAATTACGACGTGTCTACTGTTATTTTGTTTCCTCAGAAACTGGTTGTGATATTACCGATGATGGCGACGAAAACAATTACTTGCATACTCTCGCAGAGATGTTTCGTGCAGGTATTAGGATAGACATGACCTTCAGTGATAGTACAGGTTCGTTCCTTGACTATTACATAGCGTTGCACGGTAAGTTCTTCGAAAACTACAATGGAGACCGAGTTCCTCTTGTCTCACGTTGTATCGAACTAACATCCTACGCTGACGATACTGTTATAACTATAAACAGAAATCACTACTGTTCTTTGCTCAAGCTAACTAAGGGTCAGTTCGACGAGATTAGAAAGCCATTCGTTCTCAAGCGTAAGTCTGCAATGAAGGTGAGTATGCAAGCAGACAACCTCGACGATGAAGAGTTTGATGTGAACGAACCACCAGAATATGTACAAGAAAATGAAGAGTACAGAAGAATGTGGAAAGAGAGTGGATATTACCCACGCCTCAATAAGAAGAGCGAGCCAGTGTGCTACATGTTTCGCAACAAGAATGGTAATGGTATGACACAAGTCGCTGACTTCTTCATGACACCATTACTCCATATCTTTTCAGATGATTTCGAACAGAATAAGCGTGTGCTGCGCATCAATCGTAGATATTACGAGACACCTATATATATAGAAATACCTTCTAAAGCAATGCTGAAGATGTCCTCGATCGAGGAGGTATTAATCAATTACGAAGCTGTGAACTTCAATGGTGAAGAGTGGCAATGGAAGGCAATCAAAACATATATGAGTCGCCACTTCGTAATGTGTTCGGAGGTGAAGACCTACGGTAATCAGCAGAGCGAAGGTATGAGTCGAAAGACAGATGAACAGTTCTTTGCCTTTGCCAATGGTATCTTTCACAATGTCGACGGTCAGTGGGTATTCGACCCCGTTAATGAACTGGGTGTGGTTACGCACAATAAAAACAATTACTATCTTCCTGCCTTTTCAACTATCTACGCAGGTAGTGGTAAGCAATCAGATAAGTACGAGCTTATCAGTCAGCTTGTATATAAAGAGGTTCCAGCTGAGAAGAAGGTCAGCTTCGAAAAGTGGGCATCACTGATGGACCAGGTGTATAAGATTAATGACAATGGAAAATGGGCTTTAGTTTTTGCAATTATGTGCGCCTTCAGAAGCAACATCCACTGCATCGATAGACTTTTCACCGCTCCATTTTTTATGGGTCCGATGTCGTCTGGTAAGACACAGATAGCAATATCAATCCGTTCGCTGTTCATCTCGCCTAACATTCCAATCTTCAACCTTAACACTGGTACCGACGCTGCAATGTCTACCATTATGGGAACTTTCAAGGATGTCCCTGTCGTGCTTGATGAATACAACAACAAGGACATCAGCGATACCAAGTTCCAAGCTCTGAAAGGTATCGTATATGACGGTGACGGTAAGCAAAAGAGAAAAGGAACCTCTGGACGAGAGATTGAGAATGATAAGGTTTTCGCACCTGTCATTATCTGTGGTCAGGAAACTCCACAACGTGATGATAACGCTCTTATGAGTCGTGTGATAGTCTGCGAGGTTCCTAAGCCTCGCAATCGCACTCCAGAAGAGGTGCGCATATTCGATGAGTTGAAAACTATTGAAGATCCTAATAAGATAGGTCTTTCGAACGTACTCCTTCAGATCCTGGAACTTCGTCCTATGTTCATGGACCATTTTAGAAGCCTTAAACAAGAAGCGTATAACGAGCTGAAGCAAGACATCATCAACTCTGGCGAGATGGACCGCCTGATGAAGACAGCATCTCTCTTCTTGGGAACAGTCAAACTAATCGAGCGGTACTCTAACCTTCGTCTACCTTTTACCTACGATGAGTTCTTCAAGATTGTTCAAGAGAAGGTGCAATTCCAGTTATCACTCATTCGCAGTACGGACAAACTCGCTATGTTCTTCACTGCTGTCAACAATATGATTGACACGAGACAAATCATAGAAGGACGTGAATTCCTTATCGAGCAACCCAAGAAGGTTACAGGTAAAGATTCACGTGGAGACGCCAAGACCTTCACCTTTGAAGCAGGTGCGAATATTATGTTCTTACGCTTGAGTGCAGTCTTCAGTATTTTCGACAGAAGCGGATATAACAATGAGAATAGCACGCTGTCAACGATAGAACAAAACCTGCGCAGTCATTCTTCATACGTCGGAACAGTATCTTCAAGAAGGTTCATATGGGAGGAGACGGTCGACGATGCAGACCTTCGTGATGGAAGTATGGTTAAGCTACGCAAGCAGAAGAGCACATCTACAAGTGCTATCATTATAGATTACGACAAGTTTGTCGAGTCATACAATATAGACTTTAGAAGAGACTATGCTGACGACAGTAATAAAGAAAGCAAGCCTGTCGAAACTAAGGTAACTAACACAACTGAAGAACCACCGAAAAAAAACCTTCCGCAAGACTTGCCATTTGAGCCGTCAGCCGGAAGTGATGAACCTTTTTAATGAAAGTATCAAATTCCTTTAGAGCCGTGCCAGTTCGGATGAATAGGCACGGCTCATTTTATTCTATCTATATAACATATCATATCAATACCGTATCATATACCATATCATATACCATATCACATTCTTTATTACTGAAGGTGGCGAAAATCCCCCGTACCCCCAATTTTCAGAAGAAACCTCGAAAACGTGACTTTTGAAAATAAATTTTCAGAAAAACACCGTCCTACAATCCTACAATCCTACAAATTGATTTTCTTTTCAAACCTATAATATACATATATATCTATAAATCAAATAGTTATGTTATTATTATAGGAAATAGGATTTAATTGTTTATTTGTAGGATTGTAGGACGTTGTAGGAAATAGGATTTTTCGTGTTTTTCTCTGTTTTGGATTCGTCGTCCTACAAAATATGTGTTTTTGTAGGATTGTAGGATGAAAAAAGAGAGTGAAATAATAAGACTTTTGAGTGATAAAATTTTGTTATCTCATTGATAATCTGTAACTTTGCGTTAATTAAGTCTAATTTTGTAGGAATGTAGGACGGTAGGACGGCTAAAAACTAAAAAAGGATATGGAGAAAAAAAAATGGTCTGCGAAACGAGTTGTTACAATTCAAATTGAACAGTACCTTGCAGAGTATATCAGTGCAAAATATAGAAAAGATACCACCACTGGTGGTGTCAAGATTCCAAGTTCCACGGACCTATACTTCTGCGTATGGGAGAATATGACCAAGCAACGCAGCAATCAACCTGATGTTGTAAATGGCAACCTCCGTATTCACTTACCACAGCGCAAGGCTGGTGTTATCACCAGCCCTTGGAAAGATCCTGCTTATTACAATTACCTATCTCCAGCAGCAGCTAAGGAAATAGAAGCTCAGATACGAAGGATGTTCAATTTCGAACTCCACCGTGTTCTGTTGGAGAATGAAGAGTTCGGTCGACAGAAGAGAAACCTCGATGTTATCTATGACTTTATTCGTAGCTATCAATTGAAGTCTATATCTTCAGATGCATTATTGAAGAATTACTATCGCTTCCGAAACCGACTTAGACCCAAGAAGGTTCGTAAGTATCAAAAAGTTGCATGTATTTAATATTTTTTAATACATACCAAACTATTGTTTTTGTCACTCAAATGTTTTATAATATGTTAGAGTTTTTAAACACCGTACAAGTGAGACTTGTAAATCCAAATAGAGAAGGAAAGAAGAAAGTGTATGAGTTTATAGCAGATACCTTCTCATATATACCACAACTTACTGACAATGAAGCTGGTAATTATTGGAACTGCGATAAAACCATAGTTATAGACTTACCCGACGGGGAGACTCGCAGGATCTTCGCAATAGAGAGAAGTGCTATTGTTACAATCAAAACATCTGATAGGAAAACTCATAACATCGGAACGTCAGATATTCCTGCACGTGTTCAGATATCTTCAAATTTGAACTCTGCAAACCTCGTAATCAAGTGTAAAATGCTCACAGACCCCCTTCTGTAGGTCTTTTGCCTACACCTTATTATATAGTAAATTCGCATCAAAAAGAATATTGATGAAAGAATTACAGTCTCTACTTGTCTCAGGGAAGCCTCTATTCATAACTATTGACGGATTTCGACAGGCTATGTTAACAGCCTTTCCGCTCAGTGGTAAAGCACCAGATAAACCTGAGATGAAGTCTGCGCTCAGCATGACGAAAGATGAAATGCTTGCTTACCTTAATACCCATAGTTGGTATCAGCTCGAGTCACATCTTGCTCTCTTGGATATTCAGAAGATAACGAAACAAGAAAATACCGCTCCTATTACACTTACTGATGAGTTCAGTGATGAGCAGCTTCCTGATAACAGTATTGCTTATCATCGTGTTTTCGGAACCGTGATGTCTGATTCATATTATTACTTTTCAAGCAAGCAACTTCAATCAGACCTACTCGCAGCGGAAGCTAATCCGCAAATCTCTTGTCACTTCCTTCACATCAACTCACCAGGTGGTGAAGCGTGGTATCTCGACCGCTTGAGCGAAACACTACGCAGCTGCGAGAAACCTATCCTCACCTTCTATGAGCAGATGTGTTGTTCAGCTGGATATTATATCGGATGCCACGGTCAGCGCATCTACGCTATGACACAGAATGACTATGTAGGTTGCATAGGTACGATGTGCAGCTTCTACGATTTTGAAGAATACTTTGCGAAGCTCGGCATTAAGAAGGTCGAAGCAAAAGCAACTAAGTCTGACTTGAAGAACAAAGTTTTCGATGATCTTCGTAAAGGTCAGGATGAGCAATTTGTGAAAGATATACTCGACCCAATGAACGCACAGTTCTTAAGCGAGGTTCGTTCACAGCGTAGTAAAATTGCTGACCTTCCAGACGATACTCCTGTTTTGCGTGGTGAAACCTTCTACACTCCTCAGGCTGTGGAACTCGGTCTGACAGATGGTAGCAAGACGATGGTAGAAGCTATCGTTGAAACTGCTACGATGGGTCGTGAATATACTGAGGCAAAGAAACTTAAAACTGCCGTTTACAACATATAAATGTATCATTTTAATTTTTAGTTATTTATGAGTTTAAAAGAAAAACTTACAAGTGTCATCGAATTCCTTGGATTTAAGCAGAAATTCGAAGACAAAAGTCTGTCACAGGATGAGTTCAACTCAATCGTAGCAGAGTATCAGAAGAAGTACCAGAGTACGCTTGCTGATGACATTGCTTCTGAACAAGCTGCACAGAAGACAGCTCAACAGGCGGATGAGTTTCAGAAGATGCTGAACACCATTCAGTCTGTTCTGAATGGTGGTGAGCCTTCAGCATCAGCTGATGATAATGGTGGTCAGCAGCCTACACAGCAAGGCAACGCAACTCTTGAGGGTATCCTTGAGGGTATTAAGGGTATGCGTGCTGATATTCAGGCGATGGGTTCAAACCCTGCACCTGATGTTCCTGCGCAAACAGTGAATGCTGTTCCTCTAAGTGTTAATGGTTTCGCTAATACAGCTGATTATCTCTTCGGTGTTGAACATCCTTTCTTCTCAATGAAGAATCGTTGGAATCAGATTGCAGCCAACCCACGTGCAGCAGCTGCCCTGCCAGAGGTTGACGAGCAAGTAGATGGTGCTGCCTTCTATAAGGAGGTTCGCAATTATGCTAATTCACTCAAGCACCGCTATCAGTACCTTCAGCAGAATAAGATGCTTGATGCAGCTGCGCTTGCAAAGGGAACTTACGCTACTAACTACGATGGAGTGGACAACGCAGGTCTTGGCGATCAGTTCGTTGTACTTCGTCAGGATGCCCTCATCGCTCGTGTTCTACAGGTACGTGACCTTACTCAGTTCTTCCCAGTCGCTTACGGCTATCAGGACCGTGGTCTTGTTTTCAACGCCTTCTTCGATGAGGTTTCACAGGCTTATCAGTCTGGTGAGGTCTTCAAGGGCGGTATGAAGATTGAGAACCACTATGGTTACGTTGACGACGCTATGATTAAGATGGAATGGGGTCCAATGAAAGAAATCGAGCGTAAGTACATCGGTTATCTCAACAAGGAAGGCTCTGACCCTATCAAGTGGTCTATGATTGAGTATCAGTTGCTCAATACCCTCCGTGCTGCACAGGTTGAGCAGAACAAACGCCGTATGCGTGGTATCTACGTGAAGCCTGATAAGGGTGTTGCAGGTAGCTACCTCAATGCTGCTACTGGTGTTCTCTACACCTTGCTGCGTTATGTTCATCAGTACGACATCAAGCCACACGATGATGGTACATACCGCACCTATACACAGGCAAGTTTCCTCGCTTCTGTTCAAGAGTTCATTGCTGACGTTCGTGCCTCTATCACAGAGGACATGGACCTCGACAACCACTTCATTTACTTGAATAAGAACCATCAGGCATGGTGGATTAAGAACGTTCGTTCTACCTATGGTAAGGACACAGACTTCGCTGGACCTATGGGTGCATTGAGCGTGGTACCAGACACTACGATGCGCATCATTTGGTTGCCTTATCTCGGTCAGACTCCATTCATGATGCTTCACGAACCAGGTAATATTCAGTTCCTTGAGTTTGTACCAGGTGAGATGCTCTCTGTGAAGATGCAGGAAAGCATGGAGCAGGTCCGTGCTTGGAGTACATGGAAAGAGGGAACTTCTGCTTCATTCACAGGTCGTCGCTTCTCAACTAAGGATGAGATGGATAAGAATAACTACGAGTGGCAGCAGATCTTCATCAACCTCTTTGCAGCAACTATCACCGATAAGGTTGACGGTAATAACGGCTTCTGGCAGATTACCGACAGCACAACAACACTGACAACTATCACCGACATCGAGAATGCAAAGGCTGGTGTAGCTTACTGCATCGAGTGCGGTGATAAAACAAAGTTGCCAAAGATTACCAATAGTGGTAAGTTCGATAGCATCACGGCTGCCTTCACCGCTACAGCTGTAGGCGACTACATCATGGTAATCCTCGGTAGCGACAACAAGTTCCGTGAGTTGGAGCGTTGCGTCGGTGGCACGCGCACCATCAACAAGGAGTTGCAGCCTAACGTACCAGGTGGACGATAGATGAATGACTAAGGAACTGAGAGTTAAGCCTATGGATGAAAAGCCTCGGTAACGGCTTAACACCTCAGTTCCTTTCTTTAATCAATAATTATCATTAATAGAAACAGAAATGAAAAAGCCTAATATTCAGAAACGCTATCGTGCGTATAATCCTATGAAAGGATTTAACTACGCAAATCGTCAGTCACGCAATATGTTCATGGCTACGTTTGCGATTTTTGGCATCCTCATGCTCGTAGCTGCGCTGATTGACCACTCTCTCGGTGCAGCTGCTGGTTCAGGAGTTTCTCTTGCCTCTATGGCATTGCTCGGTCACGTCGACGATGTATCTGATCGAGATACACACGGCAGTGCTATCTCTTACATCGTATATCTTATTGCGCTCGACCAAATCGACCGCACTAAGGAGTTTCCACAACCTAACGCTAATCGTGAGGTTGCGCCTGTTCCTTTGAAACCGAATGAGATACCACATTACTTCGAGGCACACGACATTCCAACCTTCACTGGTACCACAGAGAAGGGCGACATTACTACCACAGGTGAAAATCAGCTTGTAATGGTAATGGGTGGAGCTCGTGCAAACCTTTATAACTTCATTGAGGAGTACAGCGGTGGTAAGTTTATCGCTCTTTATAAGCATATTAAGAAGAAGGAGTGGTATATCGTTGGTGAACTCGAGCGTCCAATCATCCTCTCTAACACAGAGACGAAGGACGATAAGGATGGTCGTTATACGACCCTTACCTTCAAGCGCAGCTCTGTCGACCTTCCACTGATTTACACTGGTAACCCAGCGGTTACTGCTGCTACTGCTATCAATGCGGATGCTACAGATGTAGCTATCACAGCAGGCAGTAACACATACACGATTCCAAACGGAACGTCAGCAGCTGCTGCTATTGCTACGGTTAGTGGTCTTAGCAAGAGCGATAAGGGAAGATACATCACACTCGTTGGTGCTGGTACCGATAAGGCTGCCACCATCGCTGACGGTTCTACCTTCGTACTGGAAGAGGGTGCAACCTGGACAGCAAAGACAGGTGCTTCAATCACCTTCCGTGTTCTTGACACCACAACACTTGTCGAAGTCTCAAGAACAGAAGCCTAACTTCGAACCTCTCCCCCGACCCCCCCCCCCCCCCCCCCCGGCGGGGGCGCCCCCGGCGCGGGCGCCGGGGGGGGTG